TTTTAGGCAAATGTCGTAAAATCGTTGCCAGAACAAAAATATCCCTCCTTTTTTGTACAAAATGCTGAAATCTTAATTTTATGAGATTAAAGTATTGATTTTCTCATAAAAATGAGATATAATATAACTAAGTTAAAGGTTAAACATCGGTTCTATTTTCCGCATGAACAAGCTCAGCTCGAACAAGAGCCTTTCCGTCATCATTGAGCTTATCCCAGCGGGAGGCAAGCTCAAGCGCTTCCGGCGAGAGCTCAGAGGGGGAAACGGTGCGTCCCAAGAGATAGTCTACCGAGCAGCCAAGATAGTCGGCAATGCGGGCAAGATTGATGCATGACATTTGCTTCCCTTTAGAAAATTCTGAGATAGCGTTAATATTCATATCGCAATCATTTAGAAGAGTTTTCATCGCAATTTTTTGAGATTTAGCACAAGATTTTATTCTTGCAGCAATCGCTTGTGTATCGTACATAGGAAACCTCATTTATGAATAAAATATTAAATATCACGTTTTAGCCTGATTATTATTGAAAATCAAGCTAAAACGTGATATAATATAACTAAGTTAAAGGTTAGGAACATCGGTTCTATTTTCCGCATGGACAAGCTCAGCGCGGACGAGAGCCTTTCCGTCATCATTGAGCCTATCCCAGCGGGCGGCAAGCTCAAGCGCCTCCGGCGAGAGCTCAGAGGGGGAAACGGCGCGTCCGAGAAGGTAATCGACAGAGCAATCTAAATAATCGGCAATACGGGCGAGGCTAAAAGAAGCCATCCCTTTAGAGTCATTGATCTGGTTAATTGCATTAACTCCCAGATTACAGGCTTTTAGCAAAACATCTATGCTGATTTTTTGTTGCTTACATCGGCTTCTTATTCTGTCTTTCGTTGTTTGTGCATTATACATAAATAAAAACCACCTATTTTGTGTAAAACATAAAAATACGAAAAATCGTGAAATAAATATTGAATTTAACGAAAAATCGTGTTATAATATAACCATGTTAAGGGTTACACCTTAATAATAACACAAAAAGGAGAAAATGCCAATGAGCAAGAAAAAGAAAAGCGACCGCAAGGAATCCCAAACCAATAAGATTCTCCTCGCAGTCGCCATCATCGAGCTCATCAAGGCGGTTGTCGAGCTGATCGACTTCCTTCTTGAATGAGGGCAGGGGAGGCAACTCCCCTGCTAATAAGATACCTTTTTCTGTGTTCGTTGTCAATAGATAAACAGGAAGGAGAACCCAAATGGAGACCGTAAGAATGATCTTAGATGTCATTTCGATTGTTTTCTATTCGATAGTTATCGTTTATGTTCTAAGGAGGTGGAATAGATGATCGGTGAAAACATCCGTAGAATCCGCAAAGACAAAGGTCTGACGCAAGCCTATGTTGCACGGCAGGCAGG